GCTTTTGCATAATGCATGAATTCAATTAGTCTTAGCTGGTATACTTTTTGAACCGCTGCAGCAATATCAAACCTATCTTGATCTGATTCAACTGGACCCCAATCGCTTATTCCTTTATGAAAATTATATTTTTGATATTGCATAGATGGAAAGTATTCGTCTACCCTGCTATAATATTTATTTGGATCCCCATACGCAGCCATTCCCATCATGATATACTCTTCTTGGTTTGGCATTAAGCCAATTAACTTAGTAAAGGCGGAATAAAATAACCCAAAGCTGAATGGGTAATTAAACTTTTTTACTAATTTAATTTTTTCATTACTGCCAACCCAAATAGTTGAAGTATTGTACTCCCCAATTGCGTCTAAAACTACTATAACAGCATCATTAAATTTACTTGTATAATACCCAGCGCAGGCATGCGAATAATGATGATTAAAATATTTAACTGGAAGTTCCATCGGAATGCTTGGCTTCCAATCTGAGGCACCGCCCTTTAATAAAATTCTTGATCTTTTAAGTTGCGGGTGTTCATAATAAGCAATATGTGTTGGAGTGCCATAATTAAGCATATCTAAATAAATATCTTTATTGTTGTACCAATCGTTTTTTTCTTTACTATATCTTTCTGCATGCCCAGCAAACAATATCTCTCCGTCTTTAATAAGAGATATCGAAGCGTCGTGAGACGTTTCATTAATTCCTAAAATAATCAATATATAAACCTATCGTTATCTTTTTTAAAAATTTTTCTAATTTTTAAATAAATTTTATAAAAAAAATATTTTACTTTAATCATTTGGAATATCTGTATCTGGCATTTCAATTGGTATGATTCCCAACGATTTTGCTAACTCAAAACCCTCGTCTGAAAAATTAATTGTAGCGTTCAAATCTTCGTCATATTCTATTTCAGCTAAACCTTTTTTATACAAATCTATCAACGAATCATCAATCCATTTTTCATGAGATTCCCATAAATCTGGAGCCAGCTCTCTAGCCTTTTCTTCGTGAAGAGCATAGACTATCTCTCCTTCAGGATCTACTCCTTCTACAGTAATGACACCTAATTCTAATAATTCCTGCAACCTATCAGAATATTCTTCTTCGTTCATTTTACCTCCCGTTGTACACCAGATAGGACTTGAACCTATGATGACCGAATTATGAGTTCGGGGCCTTGACCAACTTGGCTACTGGTGCCCGATAAACATATTCTATACTATATGTGAAAAAATATCAATAGATAAATTTTCTTTTTTTATCATACCTTTTTAGTTTTTTTTCATAAAAAAATTTTTTAATTTTTTCTATCATTTAAATATCTTTCAAAAATAAAATCTGACCACACAAGATGATAACCAGTGCCAAAATGAGAGCCATCTCTGGCCCTTTCAAAATAGGGATCTTTGTTTGTTTTGCTATACTCAAATAACCTATCAGCCATTTCAAAATACTTTAAATTATTGAATGTTTCTAGTTTTAAATTTTCAAATAATATTCCAGTATTGTTTTCTGAATCTTTGCCTTCCCAATTATCCCAACTAAATGAGTATAATGATATATTACTTGCTTTACAAAAACTTTCTAACATTGAATATAAATTGTAATTTAAAAACTTTGTTTCATTTATAATTGACTCATCCCCATGTTTTAAACCTATTCCTGGTTTAAAGCCGCCTTTCATGTCTGAGACTTGCATGAATTCAATAGTTCTAAGCTGATCTGGTAAATTTATAAAAATAACATCTGGATTTCCATAATCATTACAATATCTAAATATATCTATTACTATGTTTATAATTGAATATCCAGGAGATGCTATATTAAAAAACCCTGAACATTTTTCTATATTATTTAATTTTAAATATGTTAAGTATGCCCAAGTTTCTTCTTTTTCTAATCCCACTCCATATGTGTTAGAACACCCAGAAAACAAAATATGTTTCCCGTTATGGATATTAGTCAATTCATCACAATTAAATGACATACTATTGACTCCAGGATAGCCTTGTCTAGCAAGCCCGTGATGTAATGATTTTGAATACTCTTTAATAGGGTTTGCGGAACGGCTTATTGCTTTCAAAAAGTATTCTCCTTTCCTACTGGATATCTTGGGGAAAAGCATTGTTAATACTGCTCTCAGCTATCTCTTGCACATATTCAGAAAAATGTTTTCTAATACTTCCTGGGGGCCTTGAGCCAACCGATTCCCATAATTTTATATATTCTAATACATTATGGTATGTTGTTGGGCACAATTTAATGCCATTGAATTCTTTTAAAATAGTTGGTAGCGGTACATGTTTACCACAACATAAGCATTGTTTTGCCATTTCTTGATAAGCACTCATATAATTTCCATCCCGTCTAATATATCTGACAAGTGTTTGGGCATTTTAGGAGCTCTAATCATATTCATTCTGACCTCTTCTTCCTGTATTCTATTGTCACGATTAAAACTATCATATGTATGTATATCTATAATATCATTTCTATCTGGAGCAGTTAAACTAATTGCATTATATATGGCCCCACAGGTAGCATCAGCTAAGTCTTTAGATCCTTTTCTTGGGTGGTCAACCTTGTCTCTTATAATTTTAAGCTGCAATAGCTCATCTATTAATAATGGAACTAATGGTCCAGATAATCTTTCTTCTAGCACCACCATCGCCATATCGTCATAATGTTTTTTAGCTACCGATAATGTCTCTGTATTAATATTATATTGTTTTAACTGTTGCATCATATCATGAGAATTCCATCTGTCAAAAGTGCAGAGTGCTATATTGAATCCTCTTGTTTTTAAGGACAGGATGTAGTCTTTTACTTCAGTAAAATCAACAGATTTGTCTGGAGTTGGCGTCCAATATCTGATTGCATCTATAACAACCACTGGCGCTGGCTGAGAATAATCATTAGTTACTTGAACATTTACCCATTTGTCTACGTGAGCCATTGCGACAGCACAATGGTCATGCTTTTGGGCTAAGTCCACGTGTATATAATATTTTTTATTTTCCTCTGGCTTAAACCACTCTTCTAGCCTCCCAAGGGAGTCCACTCCGTGATAGGTTTTATTAAAAGCTTTTTCAATTTTTTCACGTGACTTAAAGAAAGCATCGATCATTTCTGGTGGCATGCAAGCGAACCTAGCCAGAGCATCTGGCATATTTTTATAAAAATCAATTTTAAAATCTTCAATTTTTTTAGTTGGGTTTACTTCCCATGTTGGTCGTTTTAAAGCAAAAGTTTTTGGATATTTATAAGATATTATATGGTCTTCTTCCCACTCAACAGTTATCTCATTCCCGTCTGTGCCATCTGGAAGACTATCATCTAATTTCATTAATTTATTTCTTAGAATTGTATCTTTTTCTGAAATTACAGATTCATAAAATTTTTGAATTGGATCATTTTTAAAGCGGGGGAAAGATAGTAAAATAACTTTTCCATAATCTGGAAAACGCGACATTACGGACGCACGGTACATATCATATATTGCATCCGCAGTTTTTGCTTGATCATGTCCAGTTGTGCTTTCTATAGCAAAACCAGAAATCTCGTCAAGGATTACGGCAATTACGTTGTACCCCTCGAAAGCTTCTCTTTCTGAGTGTCCTGAATATACGTTAACATTTTTATCAAATTTAATTTCTGAAGCTTTGGGTTCAAATTTACCTATGAACCATGGACACCTATCTATTCTATTCTTTAAACCTTTAAAGAAAACATTGTTGGCCTGTTGAGCATTTATCGCAATATTAATTATATCTATTGTGTCTCCAGGAGGCTTCCCATAATAAGCTGCTGGGTCTTTAAGGCACAATAGTAAATATACTATACGTGCTACCGAAATAGTAGAAGAGTAATCCTTACCAGACCCTTTACCCAATTGTGCAATTACTTCATTGCATGTTTGTTTAAATATTCTTTGACCTTCAGACTCTCCATAAAGCTTAATAAGAGTCGACTCCTTATAAATTTGTGAAGATTTTTCAATTAATGTATATTGATGATCTGATAAAGGAGGTAGACCTAGATATTTTGGATCTGTTACAAATGTGCGTAAATCTACGGGACGCTCTTCAAACTCTTCTCCGTCTAAAATATCTATTAAATCTGTGAAATCAAAGCTGCTCAAATTGGAACCCTTACTAATTTATAAATATGATTGCTGTAAGAATATCTTTTTTCTGAGATGACTTCTTTTACGCCGTGAATACAAGTGTTATCTGATTTATGAATTACCAAATCCCCTGGGTTAGGGGAATAAGTAATATTATGATCTGGGTAATAAATTTCTCCACCAATAAATTTATTAAAATAAACTACAGTCCCATAGACAGACAACTCTTTTTCAATATATGGTTGACCTTCGATATATTTATTAGACTGCTCTATAACTTCAGCAAAATCATCTACGTCTGCATGACAACCCCAAGATTGTCCAGAGACCATTCTAACGGCTGAGGTATTGTGCCCTAAATAATAATTATCTGATACTAGGTCATTTAATCTAGATCTTACAAAAAATAATTTTTTTAATGGCTCTGTTCGTGACATTGTGGATTCAAATCCTTCTGATATCCAGCCTTCATAAGAATCAAGTTCTTCTACAATGCCAGTGCATTCTTCTTCAGATAAAAAATTTTTTAATACGTATATGCCATCGGAAAGTTTTTCAAAATTATCGAACATCTATTGTTTCACTTTCTATTACAATAGGCTCAACGGTCCCAGTAATTCTTGACAGCCTTTTAGCTACTTCCATTTTACATTTAGGACAATCTGAGGTGACTTCTTTTAATATGCCAACTAGAATTTCTTGTTTTTCTTCAGTCTCTGCAATTTGTCCCGCAAGCTCTGCATTATCCAAAAGACCTACCTGTTGCAGCATGCCAATTCTTTTAGCCTCTATATCGGCAATTAGTTTTAATGATGTTGCCTTTACATTGAGCTGACCTTGTTGATCAGCATCTTCTACGGTTTTCCAGGCTTCTTTAATTATCATAGCATAGTGTTGATCTGCCCCAGCAACGGCTTCTTTTGCCCTCTCACGAGCCCCAGAATCGCTTCTAACGACCTCTTTCCACTCATCTATATAACCAACAACATCTGCACGTTTAAAGCCCGTTACAGCGGCAATCTGAGTGGGAGTGCTACCTTTTAGAAGTTCTTCCACCACCTTGTTCATGCGATCAAAATGATCAGCTAATTCAATATCCATATATAGATATTATACCATCTTAGTTGACTAAAATCACTCAGATAATGACTTGGCTATTTTTAATAATACTAAATAGCCAATTAAATCATCTATATCATTATCCCCTGGATATTCTGTGCCCTTCATAAGCCTATTTAATTTATCATCAATTCGAACGTGTAGCTGCTCTCTTGGTCCCGCCTTT